GTCAATTTCTGAGACCTTTACAAGTGTTCTATTCAGCAGTTTGAAGAAATAGATTTCTTTATCCAGAAGAGTTGGTTCTCTTGTGGTTTCGAAACCTAATCCACCAAATTCTGTTGAAATATCGACACTTTGTAGCGTTTTCTCGAGAATAGATTTCGCTTTCTGAACAAATAAGGGTTTATTCTCAGGTTCTATCTCCAGTGCTAGGCGCATGTTTTGAATGTAATTACTTACTTTCGAAATTGCTCCAAAGCATCCGGTTCTAGAATGAGAGAATTTACCTTGGTTATCTCTAAGTAGAAGCTGAGAGTTTATGGAACCCCAGTCCCTCGCCTGGTAATTTTTACCAATAGAGGGCTTAAGGCCCATAGAACTCGCAATCTTCTTCCACTTATTGATTTCCCTTAGAAATTCAAGAAAGAAAATATCATCGCCGTTAACTAGACTTTGGAGATCAGACAGACTTTGCTTTTTAACAATACCTATAGTAGCTGCATTAGCTACACATAGTACTGGGAATGAGAGCAAAGATCCCATGAGCTGTCCTCGGGTTTGCAAAACTGATTCCAGTTTAGATGAAGGAGGGTAGTGGAGTTCATGAACTCCACATTCCCACTTTATCCATTCTGACATCTGTTCTGGCAAAACCTTGCACAGTTCTTCGGATGCTATCTGCATGATGTCCATATTCAAGTTATCAGTTGCTGACTCATAGTCACCTGATAAGATAAACTTCTTTGGGTCCCAACTTTCTATAAAATCGAAAGGGATTTCTGGATTAGAAGTCAGTTTAAAACAAGGGAATGCTTTTAATGCACTCCACATTGCTTTTTGTACTGGTTTCAAGATCCATAGATCTTCTTCGGCCTTTGTGATCATACGAACTTTTAAAGGTTCGGGGATCGCGTGGGCCATTACTTTCGGTAATCTAGAAGGTGGGTGAAGAGGATATTCAATTGCCAAGCCTGGCTCAAAAGCTGGGCCTGGTCTATCAATTGGTATCCTAATCATCTCAGAAGTTCGCCTTGATCGGTGAGTATTTATCAGGTCTTCAACAACATAATCAATGAGAGCTGAGCGAGATAATTCAAGAATTATTCCAGGTTCAATTGTTCCTTTATCGACGTTGTAGTGCTGTTTTTGGAGTCTATAGTTATCTCCATTTCGCTGTAATAGTTCATACGCAGGATATATTCTCCTCCTAAGAGGAGTTCCATGCGTAGAAGACATACCAGCAAGATGTGGATAATTAGAAGAAAGAAAAATAAAGTCAGAAGTAAACTTCCGACCCTTTTCTTTCAAATCCGCCATTGGCAATACACAATCGACGTTTGAACACAATTGAATGATTTGAGCAGCGTCCTTTTCATCATCTTTTTTGCAAAAGCAATCATCTATAGAGGATATGAGTTGTCCCCGGTATCCATCCCAAAATTCTGTTTCAACAGAACGAGGATAGACATCGGATTTGACAAATCCAAATCTTTTAGATAATTTACTTGCAATTGAGTTAGATAAATGGGACTTGCCCTTACCAGGTTTTCCAAATAAATGGAATACCACTGGATCAATTCTGAACTCGCCTACGCTACGGCTTTCAAAACGACTTGAGGTGAATCGTTGTTGTTTCTTCAAGTATTCAAAACAACCTCCTTCAGAGAATTTACTATTAAAGTAAGCTCTCTTTGGGGGAAGTTTCGTTTCTTGTCGATAACACTTCCTCACCTCCTCACAAAAATCCCTGAAATATGTTCTAACTTCGGTTAGGATCTCTTGAGGCGTCGCTCCTACAGCTGTGAGCGTTCGTCTATGTTTTTCATAACTTTCCTGAATCATCGATTTCGGTACTGTTCTCGCAAGATCTTTGCACTGTAATAGATCCCATGTTACCCTAACTCTTCTTGAGTGTCGGGGCAAACATGATTTCATTATCAGTTTAAAAATCCTTTGAGGAAACAGTTTCACGATCGATAATTCTGTCATCTGAGGCAATTCCTGCTTATTCATTTTTGAAAATGTATATGCAAGATTTGTCTTAAAAAGCTTAGGAAGTTGTGAAAGCTCTGTCATGACCATTTGTTTATTCAAATTCTCATACAGTTCCTTTTCACAGCAATTAATCCGTTGTCTTCGCAGAAATGCACTAAGGCAATCAGCAAATCCTTGAATTTGTTGCCGTTTCAATTCGGTGACGCTTGAGGTTACGCCATTCCTGACTCTACCCCCACACTTTCCCATTTGGGTCAGCTGTGTGGCGCTGGATTCTTTGTTAATTTTATTGACGAAAGAATACTGCGGACAGACTTGTCAAGCCTGTCGGAGTGGCAATTGGAAGATGGGCTCTATCGTAAACA